TCGCAAAACCACCAATTGAAAACGGTAAATGTGATATGTACTGGGGATTAGGGAACGATGGAATTTTACAACAATTAAAAAACATAATGAAATGAAAAATCTATTAAAAGAAACGGTTGAAATATTACAAGATAACAACAAAAAAGAATCCGATGTAAAATGGATAGGAAATTCAACGCATAAAACAACTTGGGAAGATTTTAAGAAAAACGCTGATGTTAATTATGAAAATGGATTTGGTTCGTCTAAAGTAGCACAAGACTTATTAATTGTAGGTGATAATTGGTGGCTTGAAAGAGGAGAGTACGACGGTTCTGAATGGTGGGAATACAAAGAAACTCCTAAAGAACCTGACGAAACTATTGAATTAAAAGCATTAACTATTAATCAAGCCGAGATTTTAGGATACCATGTTTCTTGTGGATGGGAAAATCTTCTTGTAATAAACGGATTTCCTAAATACAATTAAAAAAACATGAAAAAGAAACAAATTAATATGCACAAGTTTTACTGTCTGATGAACCTACTTCTCGAAAACTTAGACGAATTAAAAGTAACTAATCCGAGAATGATTCAGTTAAAAGCGGATTTAACGGAAATGTGTGAACTATTGAATGAGGAATGTAAAGACACTTATACCATTCAGAAAAGTACTTATTTTCAAGATATTACTAATAAAATAAATACAACAATGAGAAAAATGTTTAATCCAGAAATGTAATGAAACAATCAAACTTAACACGAATTAAAAGAGTCTTAGACTTTTATCGTAAGCGAGGGATTAACTCCGAAAGAGTGAACAATATTTATAGAAAAATATTGAATATCAAATATAATTAATTATATTTGCAGAGTAATTTAGTGAGATTTATTACAACCGAAAATATTATAAGAATCCGATACGGAAAAGCTAATCTCACTTTAGGCTTGACTGTATCGGATTTTAAATTTTTTTCTATGAAACCATACCCACACCAAGAAAAATCCATTCAAGAAATATTGGAGCACTTCGAAACTCAAAACAGAGTATGTTTTACTTTGGCTACTGGTGGAGGAAAAACTGCTGTATTCTCTTTCCTTTCAAAAAAATTCATTAAACAAACAGGAAAGAAAGTTTTAATAGTTGCACATCGTGAAGAGCTTATTAATCAAACCTCAACAACTTTAAGAACTATAGGTGTTACCGTTGAAACCGTTTTAGCTTCGAAAAAATCATTAAACCACCTTTCACAAACTTATGTTGCTATGATTCAAACACTAAGGAAGCGTTTGAAAGTAGATGATAATTTTTGTAAGGATGTTGGGTTAATTATTATTGATGAAGCGCATTTATTAATGCACAGTGAAATTTTCGAATATTATCCAGAAGCTAAAATATTAGCAGTAACGGCAACTCCTACCGTTTTAAAAAAAGTAAATTTCACAAAATGCGCTATATGTGGCAATCAATTTCAAGGAGTGGAAACGTGTTGTAATATTGAAACTTTCGAATACACAAGACCTTTTACGCTATCAGAGATATACGAAGATATAATTATCGGTCGTGATATTTCAGACTTAATTAACGATGGTAAATTGATAAGTGAATTAGTTTATACAACTGGCTCATTAGACCGTGTTACTTTAAAAATTGACTCTAAAACAGGTGATTTTGATAACCAAGATGAGCAAATTGAAAAAGGAATTTTTGATGTTGTTAAAAATTATAAAGAAATTGCTTTTGGAAAGAAGACTATTATTTTCAATAGTTCCGCAAAAATGAACCTATTAGTTTTTGAAGCGTTCCAAGATGCAGGAATTTCAAATGTAAAGATATTCGATAGTGTAAATGATTCAGAAAACCGTAAAAAAGTACTGGAATGGTTTAAGAATACACCCGATGCTATACTTTGCAATGTTTCTATATTTACAACTGGTTTCGATGAACCAAGCGTTGAGTGTGTAATTTTGAACCGAGCAACACTTTCAAGAGCTTTATATTTGCAAATGGTGGGAAGAGGCGGTCGTCCTTGTGACTCAATATACAAACCATATTTCACTTTAATTGACGGTGGCGGAAATGTAGAGGCGTTTGGAAAATGGAGTGATGAAATAGATTGGAAACCTATTTTTTACGGAACCGATTCAAAACCAAAACCTAAAAAAGAAGCCTTGGAAAATGTGAAACAATGTAGCGAATGCGGTTACATACACGCTAAGAACTTGTTAGAGTGTCCAGAGTGTGGATATACACAACCAGAAAAAGAAAAATTAATATTGATTAGTGGAGAGGTTGCAAAATTAGTAGATAGAGTTCCTTTACCTGATGGTAATAAAATAGTACAATATTGCCAAAAGTTAGGACGTGACAAAAATTTTGCTTGGTCGGTGTTACAATCGCAAATTTTAGATTTGTTTTATTACCACAATGTAACTGAAGGAAATTTTATAAATACCGTAAATAACGGTAAATTTGAAATGTCAATAAGAAATATAATTAAAAGTCCTTACGGAATTATTCAAGGTTCGGAACTAGAAAGCGGAACAATGCGTACGAAAGCATATTTAGTGAACAAAATAAAAACAAAATTAGAAAAATATTATGAAACAAGAAAGCGAAGCAGTAATACAGCAACAAATTTATAATTGGTTTAACAACAATTATTGCCTTAAAAGACACGAACCTCGCTTAATTATATATAGTGTTCCAAATGGAATTCCAGTTCCATTACCACCAAAAGAAATGAGCCGTGCATTAGATGCTCTTAATAAAATTGGAATGACAAAAGGAATTTCAGATTTAAAAATCGAGGGTGTGTTTGGTCGCACAATTTCAGTTGAGGTAAAAACCGAAGTTGGAAAACAAAGCGAAGCACAAATATCAATTCAATCCAGAGTAGAAGCGTTGGGAGGTATTTACATAGTTGTTCGTAATTTAGAACAATTCCAAGCTGAAATACAAAAACATTTAGTATATTTACAAAACCGTTCATAGTGAGCGGTTTTTTATTCATTAAAATTGTGCAATTATGAACAAAACAACCACAAAAGTTAAACTATTACTTCAAAATAATACCTATGAAGAAGTATCAAAAACAATCGGAATAAGCCGAAACACGCTATACAAAAGGCTTCAAAAAAATGATTGGAAAGTTTCCGAAATCTCTCATATCTCAAAATTATGACTATACAACAATCTATCTCACGCTTATCTTACACGGTAAGCAAAGGACACAAACCAAATGAAACCGATAAAATAGCACTTAACAAAGTTATACACGACCTCAACGCCAACGCAAAAGAAAATGTACAGGACAATATTTTGTTTGCTAAATTATATGTTATAGTATTGACTGACTTCATTAGACACTATCAGGATAATAATTTTGCAAATAAGCAGATAAATAAAGAATTATCTTTTCCTATCGGGGTTCATTTAGAAAATTTAAAGAAGCAGTTAAACGACACCGAAATACAAAATTTCTTTAAAAGCAAAGGCATAACAGACCCTTATTTGACTACTCCAAAACATTGGCAGGATATTAATGAAGTTCTGAAGCGTAATGCAAAATTATTTCCACAAATAAATGGTGCTGAATTTTTAGAAGTATCTGAAACTTGGGACATCGAAAATGTGACTGCTCATTTTACTAATTCCGTAAACCAAAGTATTTTATGTTTGAACAAATAGCACTCGAAACAGAAAAGGTAATTGATAAAAAAATGTCGGTTTCTGATTTAATGAAATACAGGGTAATACCTAGTGATGAGGTTCCGAAACCTGATGCGGTTTTATTTTTTAACGAACAGATGGTAATGTCCAGACAAAACATAAGTTGTGTTACTGGAAAAGCTAAAGTAGGTAAAACGTTTTTAATGACACTTATCAACGAATCCATACTACATAAAGGGGAATTTCAAGGCGTGTTATCGAGCTACCTACCGAAAGGAAAAGACAAAATAATATACATCGACACCGAACAATCTAAGTATCATATATCATTAATACTGCAACGTATTAAATTAGTTATAAAAGACGAAAAGATTGATAATGTATATATGTTTAACTTTGACGCTTTAAGCACGGAAAACAGAAGGAACAGCGTTGAAACTTTGATTTATGGATTAGAAGGCGTTGGAGTTGTAATCATTGACGGTATAGCTGATTTAATTTTCGATACAAATGATATTCGAGAAAGCGCAAACATGGTTGACGACTTACGTAAGTGGGCAACAGAAAAAGATTTGCATATTGTAAACGTACTTCATCAAAACCCGTCACAATCGGAAAAGATGCGTGGTCATTTAGGCACAATTCTTACAAACAAAAGCGAAACTGTAATACAGATTTCAAGTTCAAAAGAGAATGAGAGTGTTAAATTAGTGGAAACATTAGCTACCAGAAACCGAAAACCTGATAATTGGAGTTTTGAAATTATCGATGGTAACCCCATAATAATGGAAAATACTTACGAAGAGCCGAAAGCAGGTAGAAAAATACAAAAGTCATTGAACGACGTAGAAAGATATGGTATTCTTAATACTATCTTTATAGGTAATTATAAAACTTCAGGAATAGGATATTCTATATTAACTGAAATGATAAAAGAAACCCACAATGGATTGTATGGAAATATCGGAATAACTCACTTAAAAGATTTCATAAAATATTGCCGAGAAAAGAACTGGATAGTACAAGATATTCCACGAGGAAATTATTTTATACACCCGTTTTAGTAATCTATCGGTATACGGTATAGCAATTATTTTTAATTACTATACCGATAGAATGTAAGAAAACATCTTCGGTTTTATCGGTATGTTTATTAATCTTCTAAAAACATACCGATAGATATAAGAATAATGCAAGTAAATAGTTAAATTAATGATAATTTACAAGGTATACGTAAAAACATACCGATAAATTCGTAAAAAAGGATAGGTATACAGCCCCCCTATAAGGGGGCTGTATTCTATACCGATAGAATTATTAAAAAATATTATGAAACACAAAAAACCTAAACCACCAACTATCCAGGAACTTGAAGCGGAGAAACGTAAACTACTGCAAGGTGGTAATCCTAAAAGACTTCAACAACTTATAGACTACCTTGATTATTTTTACTACGGGATTAAAAAAAATAATTAAAAAGTATTGATTATCTAAATATAATAACTATATTTGCGTATAACTTTAAAACTAAACATCATGAGCAACGTCGAACGATTCTACGAATGGCTACAGAAAACAGGTAATATATACCTAGCCGACAACGAACAAGTTACTAAAGCATTCCGTAAAATAGCCTTAAAATGATTTATCTACTATCCTCATTCATCGTAGGAATGTCTTACGCTTTCTACAGAACAGTAAAACAATGCGAAAAATTACGCAAACAAAAAGACGAACTTTTAAAGGATAACATTAACCTAATCAAAAAACTATCATGAAAAGTATAGCAATGAGATGCACTCAAGAACAATTTGAGAAAATTAAAGATAAAATACCTCATATTGGAATTACTGATTTTAATGAAAATCCATATTTGATTAATTATTTTCATGGTAAAGTTATTAATTTCAAAAACCCTAATCCTTATTTTGAAATTCACGAGCAATGGAATGAAGAACTATTTTTAAAATCTTATACATCATGATTACATCAATATACTATTATAACGTGCTTTTAAACGTCGATTACGATATGAATGGTACTTACTATCCAGAAACAAGATATAATCCAGCAGAGTACCCAGATTTGATTGTAAACGGTATTTATGTTGGAGATAGTAATATCGATATTCAAAATATACTGTATGAAAGTCAAATTGAGGACATAATTGAGTTAATACAGCAATGAAAAGAGAAATTAAACTATTCATAGGAACAATTGTAATAATATTGTTCCTATTTTCAATATTTTTACTTACTTTTGTTGTATGGTATATGATATAGAAAATATATTTAAGATTATTATTGACCGTATTGAACAAGGAGAATCTTTGCGTTCAGTATTGAGGAGTGAAGATATGCCTAGTCAAAATACATTCTTTAAATGGTTAAATAAGAGCGAAGAAAAGGTTAAGCAATACGCGCGAGCCATGGAATTAAGAGCCGAAGTTCGCTTTGAAAGTATTGAAGCCGACTACATGGAAGAACCACAAAGAGACCCGATGACTGGTAAGATAGATACTGGTTGGGTACAACTACAAAGGTTAAAAATAGACTCTAAAAAGTGGGAATTATCAAAATTACATCCTAAGAAATATGGTGATAAATTAGATGTTACCAGTGATGGTGATAAAATTACATCAAACGATATTAAAATAGAGATTGTAAAGCCTGAATGACAATTATTTTGTATATTTGTAATCGTAGAGTCGCACCTGCTAACAAC